ATCATGCCCAAAGTTATCGGGTTCTTAATCTTCCCGAAGTGTGGGCACCCAGCGCAGCCGCCGGGATTATTCCGTTCAAAAGTGACGCAGTTGTGCGGCTGCTCGATGTGAGCGATCTTTTGCACCGTCTTCCCGGGGTCGTAATCAGGATGCTGGTTCGACAGTAGGTGGATGGACTTGTCTGCGTCGTCGCAAAACTTCGCTACTGACAGGGCGTCGAACCACCGAGGCTCCGAGATAGTGGTCTGGTTCTCGTAGCAGTCGAGAAGCTGCTGACATCCATCACCCTTAGCACTGCGCGTCATGATGCGCTTGAAACTTTTGCCGATGCTTTCCTGCAAGGCTTTGCCAAGGGCAGTGAGCGGACGCTTAGCTGGCAGTGGCTCCGTCGAAGGCATCTTGACGCCCAGTAGGGTCACGAAGACCTCAAAGGGGGTCGGCTTACCCTCATGAATTACCGATACTGTGCTAGCTGGGTCGTCTTTAAAGTTCAGGGTATTTGGTATACGGAGTACCCGCGACACCTCGAACACGCTGTTATCGACGTAAAGGTCATGGGTCAGGCAAAGTTCGCGCAGTCGTGCAGCGACAGGCTCCCACTGCTCACGGGTCACTTCTTCGGTCAGCGGCCAGTATACGTGTAACCCGCGCCCCGAATTAACAAGGATGGGTTTGGGCAGACCAATAGTGCGGCAAAACTTCTGTAGTGCCGCGAGGCCAGTAGGTTGGTCGATATAACCATCCGGCCTTTGTGTTTTTTCGTTTACTACTGCCTTGGTAGGTCCGCAGTCGATGTCCAGCCAGAAAGACTTGATGGCTTTGACGTTGCTCTTTTTTCGGCCTGATCCATCAGTGTACTTTGCTACACCGAAGAAAACATTCCGCTTCTGTTGCACCATTAAAGCGGCGAGTTCGTCTACTTCCTCACGGGTTTCCACGAGGTACTGTTTGGTGTTATCGACTCCCTTGATACCAAGCACGGCAAACCATCCGGAGGATGGCTGCACAGCATTCAAGAGGTCAAATTGTGTCATGTGTGCCAGTCAGCGGAAGCTACCTTCCGCATATGCTTTTAATACCAATAGGCTTGTGCCTTAATCGAATTGGGTGATGTACGACTCAACCAAGGTAACCAACGCTGGCTGCGGGTTAGATGCACCCACAAACCAGTTGTATACCGTCTGACGAGTAACACCCATCCTCTTCGCTACTACCGTAACCGGAACGTCGTGCTTGATGCACACCCGTCCGAGGCGGACACCCAACGCTTTGTTGGGTGCCCTTCGGTTAAGGTCGCGTAGCCGAAGGCTGTAGCCTTGCGACATACTTAATCCTCATCTTCTGCATCATCGCCCCAAGCGCTCACGATGGACGCGAGGGCACCAGTTGCGGCGGGGGCTTCTTCAACAGCAGTAGGCTTGGCGCTGCGCTTCACTGGTTCAACGGGAGCTTCATCTTCATCATCTGGCTCTTCGGAGCGAGTGACAACGGGGGCAGGAGCGGGTTTAGGGGCTTCCTGCTTAGGCGCAGCCTTGACACCATCAGTGGCAGCAACAGTAAGCTGCACGTACTTCTTGGTTTCGGGGTCAGCCTGTGCCGCAACGACCAGCGCATACTCTTCGTCGCTGATGCCGCGCATCGGTGTGAACAGCAGTTCCATGCTGTCAGCGTTCAAGTCGTAGCTGATGTTGGTCACAACCGTGTCAGGGCTTTCGCCGTTACCCAGAAGATATTTTACGTAGCTCTCGAACGGATGCACGTTACCGTTGCCCTTACCAAAGAGCGACTTGGCTGGCACGTTGAATTGGTAGACTTCGCCAGTTGGGTCACCTGCAATCAGGATGGCGATGCGGCGCTGGAAGCGGCAAGCACGACCACCGTTGTCGCCCGAACCTTTTACGTTCTGTGGGCAGTCGGCGCAGTTGGAGTGTTGTTTGTTGGAGGCAGATGCCTCTGGCTTATCACCAAGGTTTGACCAGCAGTCAGGCAGCGTAGCCTTCGCATTAGGGTCATACTTACCAGCATAGAACGTGCGGCTAACCTTGGGCAGTGCGTCAACGATGATGGCGTTGAACTCGCCACGGATGGCGTTGCCAATCTGCTCACCGTTAATCATGCGCTTGAAGGTGCCGTTAGTGTTGGTGGCGATGCGGCGCATGTTGTTGGTGGCCGCAAGGGTCTTGGCGAGGCCAGTTAGCTCCCGCTTCGATGCGGTCGAGATTGCACCGGACTCTTTGAAAATAGAAAGATTGCTCATAATTTCCTCTTACTTGGTGGTTGGTTTACGGACTTGAATGACATATTTGCGGTCGCATTGCAGCCCAGCCGGAAAGGCTTCGGGGTTCTCTTGCAGGAACTGCTTCATGTTGCCATTGTGGATGCGCTGCTCCAAAAGTTGCGGCACATCGTTTTCTTTGATGAAGCGATACATCGTTTCCCAGTCGCTCGTCCAGTACCGAGCGTTAATACGCCGACTAATCGTGCCGCTGGGGGTCTTTATGCTGTCGGCGTTCTGCTCGTTGCAGATTTCCAGCAGCTTGTTGCTTACTACGTCGAGTTGGTCCTTAAGGGCAGCTATCGCTTCTTTGTGCTGCTCTTCCTTCTCGTCGATAGCAGACCGGATTTTCCGGTAAACTGCCACCATATCATTAACGGGTAATTCGGTTTCGGTCATGATTGCTCCTTCGTCCTAAGACCACGCCAGAATAACTTAACATTTTACAGTGTCAAGGGGTATCTGTGGCGATTTGCCTGTATAGGTCGATAATTTTTTCGTGGTTTGTGATGTTGTGTTGCAGCATGTGGTAGAGCTTAGCCTCTACGTCGCTACCCCGAATATGAACAACGGTCATGTTGTTCTTCTGTCCGGGCCTATTGATACGGGCGTTCGCCTGTAGGTAGGTCTCCACGCTCGTCACGGGTGCATACCATATAACAGTGTTAGCTGCCGTGAGCGTCAGTCCGTGCGATGCAGCCTGTGGCTGGATGATAAGCACGTGGGGGTCTTTGCGGGTCTGGAACTCCTGCACAATCTCACTGCGCCGATTCACTGGCACCTTGCCGTTGATGACATCGCAACTGATGCCTTCCTTCTCCAGCCTCTCGCGCAGTAGCTGGATGGTGTGCGTGAAGGGCACGAAGACAAGCACCTTGTGGCTGGCTTCCTCGATAACTTCCAAGACAGCCGACAGGCGGTTGCTGACATCGAACTCGATAATCTCGCCAGTGTCCGTGTAGACCGCACCGCCGCTGATTTGCAGTAGCTTGTTAATCTTGGTCGCTGCGTTGACCGCGCTGACTTCCTCACCCGCTGCCTCGAACAACATCTCGTCCTTAAGCAGCTTGTAGTAGGACATCTGCATCTTGGTTAGCGGCGCTTCGCGTTCCATGTAGGTGACATCGGGCAGGTCGAGACAGTCCTTCTTCTCGAACCGGATGGCGGGTTGCAGCACCCTGTGCACGATGCTCTCTGCTTGTGGCTTTGCCGCCCACTTGAACTGCGTCACCTTGTACATCACTTGGTCGCGGAACGAGCCGTAATATTTGGGGCAGTTGTCTGGGTTGACCAGCTTTGCCAGCCCGTAGGCGTCTAAAGGTGATTGTGCTGCTGGCGTACCAGTAAGCATCCAAAGGCGTGGGGTGGTAGCGTTGACGATGCGGCTAAGCACCTTCCAACGGTTGGTCTGCGCGTTCTTATAGGCGCTGGCCTCGTCCACCACGATTAAGTCGAAGCCACCGTTGATGATGGCATCCTCGACAACAGCCAGCCCGTCGAAGTTCAAGATGACAAACTCGTTGCCAGCCTTGATGATTTTCTCACGCTGCTTGGCTGTACCATGCGCAACGGAGCAAGAGCGGTGCATCGCGAAGGTGAACAAGTCCTGCTGCCACGCGGCCTTCATGATGGACAGGGGGCACAGCACGAGGATGCGCTTAATCTCGCCCAGCTTGAGCAGATAGTCCGCAGCCCAGATAACCGACGCGGTCTTACCCGTACCCTGCTCGTTGAAGCAGAACGCCTTATCATTGAGGGTAAGGAAGGAAGCAGTCTCTTTCTGGTGGTCGAACGGTTTGTGCTTGCCTGTCCACTGGTACTGCTTCTGGATGGGGGAGGGTGGGTTGTCCACGCCAAGCTTCATGAGGGCCTTGGTTTCCTTGAGGCCCCATTTCACTGCTACTTCGTACGTATCCCCATCCTGCCTATATACCGCGCTCTTCTTGATATTGTCGGTAATGGTCTTGGGTTCGGTAGTCTTGACGAGTAGCACCTTATCGTCAACGCTTTGCATTATTTTGTCCAGTCGGGTAGGTTGGATTTATTAAGTTTGGAGTAAATCGAAGCGGATGGTGCTACGCACCACACCCCATCAGAACCATCTTTTTCGTTATGCTCAACCCGTAAATGGCGTGGGTGTTTATAGTTTGTATGGGTCGCTTTCACTTATTTTTCCGTTCGCGTTTGCTGGTTTCTGACACCAGATTGTGTTTGCTGTCCCGTTTGAACGAGCGGTTCTTGGAGGCGCTCTCGACGCGCACACCCTGCTTGTTGCTGCCGCCCTTATCGAAAGCCACCTTGTGGGAGACATCCTTACCGTCACCCTTGCGGACCTTGCCTTCCTTCATGAGCTTGGCACGAGCAGCGTTGCGCGCAGCGCGGTTCTTCTTCTGCTCAGGGCTAGCTTGGTACTTGGTAGCGTTCTCGTACTTGCGGTCCTTAGGGTCTTTATATGGCATGATTACCTCCGTGGGCGATGATGTTCGCACTTTACCACAGGACACCATCCGCACAAAGGCCCAGATTTAGGGTTCCAGACACCGTTGTCCATTGCAGCATCAAGCTGGTCTAGCTGCTTGTCGAATACGGACAGGTATTCATCACGCTGCACAGCAGCGTGATTCTTTTTGGGGAACTCGTTGCTGACCACAAACGCCAAGCCTGACTTAATCTTCTTCACCTCTGGGTAGTGCACGAATATGGCACCCGCCATGAGGTCAAGCTGCTTCATATCGGCATACTTGGCGTTCTTTCCGGTCTTATAGTCAATCATGTGGGCGGTTTCGCCGTTCACAATCAGCAAGTCCACGATGCCACGCCACCATACGTCCTTATCAAAGAAACCGCATGGTTCGTAGCCAGTATCGGTCTTGCGGACACCCAGCTTAAGCTCGGTATGCTTTTGACCCGGGAAGTTTGCTAGCGCTTCCACTACGCTAGCATACTGTTTAAACTTAAGCGGGATCGGTGTGCCATCCTTAATGAATAACTCGGCAGCTTCGTGGAAATCGGTCCCGTATTGCGCAGCAGGACCAGCCTCATCCTTGACGTCCTTGGCCACCTTGAGGTGAAAGTATTTCTTCGGGCATTGCTCGAAAGTTTTGATGCTGCTGTAGGACCAAGCTGTCATATTAAATCATTCCTCTGGAGGGGCTATACGGGCTAAGATGCTAATCACATCTTCAACATCCGTACCAAAATCAACACGTAATGCTTCAAGTTGACGTTGTATAGCCCACCCCGCAAAGTCAGTAGACGCGGCTTGCATAAACCCAGCCAAGAATGTGGCAAGTGCTTGAGGGTTTTTAGTGGGGTCCAAGTCCGTCAGGTCCTTGAAAGCTTTTATGCCATAGATAGCATATTCACGAGCGGTTTCATGCGCCTGTCGCATAGCGGCGTCGGGAGTAATCATCTGCTAATACCTCCAAGGCGGTCAGCCACCAGCTTAGCGTAGCCAGCGATGTCTAGCCAGCTATCTCGATGTGAAGCGTTACCGTTTACAATCCGGCTT